TCCCGAGCTTGCCGGCGAGGTCACCGACCGTATCGCCCAGGCCCTGCATAACCTCTTCTTCGCCCTGCAGCGCCTGGTTGTTCTCCCGGATCGCCGCCTCGAGGTTATACTGAGCCGACTCGGCAGCATTCAGCTTGATCTGCCACTCTTGTGTTTCCGTTGAGCTCTCTCCATACTGCTTGGCAACGTTGGCCAGCGCATCCCGCAGCGTCTGTACCTTATCCTTCTGCTGCAGGAGCTGCCGTTCAAGGAGCTCCCCTTTTTTTGTCAAAAACTCGGTGCTTTCGGTGTTTCCCTTGTACTCGGCCTGGAGCTTGCGCATCTCCGACCCTAGAACGGCGTTCCCCTTCTGGAGCTCGGATACGGCCCGCTTGTACTCGGCCTCGCCGTCAAGGGCAACGCGGGCGCCTACTTTTCGCATTACTGTTGGCATATTAACCTCCCCTGAGGTATTCGCTGAGGCTGATCGGTTTTTCTTCCTGCTCAACCTTTGGCGGCTCTTTCGGCAGACCGAAATGTGCGCTGTACAGGGCGTGCAGCCTGACCGGATTCATGCGCCTCCAGAAAGTCTCCTCGTCCATGTGCAGGACAAAGAGCCAGATAGACAAGTAGCGGGCGAAGTCAAGCTTCGCCCGCTGCGTCAGTTTCCCGAGTCAGCGGGCTCCGGACTCCCCGCCTCGGCTTTTTTCTCCGGCTGAGAGGGAGAGAGTGACCGGAATAGCATTCCCACGAGATCCAGCTTCATGAGCATGGCATAAGAGATCTTTCGCTTGAGCAGCGTCGGCATCCAGCGCTCCTCCCATCCCTGCTCCTCGGCGTAATCGTTGAGCATGGCAGCGAGCAGCTCGAGAGAGCTTTGGCGGATCGAGAGCTTCATCAGCTCTTCCATGTCGCCGTGCTGCTCCTCGACGGTTTCCAGCACCGCCATGTTGCAGCGCAAAAGATAGCGCTTGCCCTCCAGCTCGAAGGGCTTTTCCTCGAGGCGAATCATGCGCCGCCCTCCTGAGTGCTGCCCTCCTGAGTGCCGCCCTCCTGAGTGCCGCCATCGTTGTAGTTGACCACCAGATCACACCACGCAGCCGCGTCTTCCTCGGTTTCGCAGGTTGCGACTTCAATGAGATCACGATCGCTCGAATCATCCGGCAGGAACTCGCCGGTAGTCGTCGGCGTCTGGAATGTAATATCCTGCCCCTTGGTTTGGCGGATGATGGACGGGTAGGAGAACCGTGCCTTGGTCACGAGGGCGCAGGTGTACTTCTTCACGCCGTCAATCATGTCGTCTGCATAGAACGACAGGCCAATATAGGAGCCGGTATCATTCGCTCCGAACTTCGTCGACGGGATTTCCTTTCCGTTTACCGTGCGGGTGTTGGACCGCACAGAGAACATCAGCTTCTGAGCCTCGTCGAGGATGTACTTGACGCCCCGCGACGCGGCTCCGCCGATTGCCTCGCGCACGTATTCGGCCAAGCGCCCCTCGGCATACAGCCGAGCCTCGGCAAAGCGGAGTTCCAGATTGACGTTCATAGCGTCGCCGACCTTGACGGCGTTGGAATAGCTTACCTCGCCGTTATTGTTGTTATACTTTCCGGCGCGAATGTGTTTGAGGTTAAACTGAGGCATTGATTTTCCTCCTATCGGGTGAATTCTTTTTCGATCCAGTCGCCGATGATCTCGCCGCCGGCTTCCGCGATCTTCTTTTCCTTTTTTTGCATAGCTTGGCCGATAAAGGGCCGGGCCGACTGATTGCGCGTACCGTATTCGTTGACAAAAGCAATCACGGCATTGGACTCTCGCTTATCCCCGCGCTTGCGGGTACCGGAAAACGTGATGTCCTGGTACCCGCCTGATTCTGTGATCTTGACCTTCGTCGGCTTGATCTTTTCGAGAATGTGCACGTCACTCTCGGGATCCCGCACGCCCATGCTCTCACCGCTTGCCTTGATCTCCTTTGCGGCAATCTCAGCCATTGCGTTGAGTGCCCGCGTAGTCACAGTGTCAGGAATTTCCGCGATTCGCCCAAAGGCGTCGTTCAGATCGTCCATGCCGAAAATTTCAAGACTCGCCATAGACGCCTCCCGCGTTGACGTACTCGCACTCGAGCACATAGTGCTGACCCTCGCTGTCGCTCGCATTGGTTATGCTTGGCCAGCTAAAGCCATTGTCAAACAGCGCCCGCATGAGCTGTAGCTTTCCCGGGTTCGGGTTTTCCCCGTGAGGCAGGTAGTAGTGCACCTGCGTCTGGTACCGCGCGGCGGCCGGTTTATTCTCGGCGTAGACCTCCGGGATCGTGTAACAGTTCCAGACGACGTATTCGAGCGCATTCCCCTTGTACACATTGGGGGCACAAGGGAACAGGGGCGAAAGTGCGGCATGCAGCGCGGTTTCCACGTCCATCAGCGCCACACCTCCTCAATCTTCAACAGGACT